CGCTGAATTACCCTTTGAGACAGGTTCGAAATCTCACGATGGATGAACAATCCGTCACTTTCAAAGACGCCCTCAAGTACGTCCTGCCTGTTGCTGCGGGATGTGTTCTTGTTGGCGCCGGTGTTTATACTTATGGGAGGTTTGCGTTGTCCAAGTTCCTGCATAGAGAACCGAGTTATGTCGCTCTCAGGTATGCGTTCAAGGACATGCAGATCCAGGCGGATGTTGAGGGTCAACAGGAGGACAATCCTGACCAGACTCACACCCACCCCGTGAATGCAAAATACCGTTCCCTTGCGAGCGCCTTTGCGGCTCGCCTTGCCACTACCTCTGGGCTGTTACCTCAGTTCTATCAGTGCTCTAAGCGTGACTTGGAGCACGGGTATGATGGCACTCGTGAGTACTATGACTTTAAAGACGTGGTGGTCCGTCCCCTGTTGCCTAGCAGCGATGCTGGGCTTCATGTCACGGTTGACGTTGACTACTATCGCCTGAAGAGTCCTTTTCCATACTCCGATGGGAAGCCCATACTCATGTACACCATTCTGCCTTCACAGGTGGGCCGTAGCGATAACGAGGTCACTGCCTCGTTCGACAAGGATGGTGTGTATAACATGAATGTTTCGGGGGGTGCCAGATACAAGCACTACCTCTGGAATCATACATCTGACGATGTCTTTGTCGTCGACCATGGTTACTTCGGTCTGCTGGGTCCATTCACCGTGTACCAGCAAGATGTCAAGCACGTGTTTGATGACCGCGCGGTCGTCTTATACACGCCACTCGCGCATTATACCGGCTTTGCCGCACTGGTTGCACGCTGCGCGAGGGCCTTCGGCCTTCTTCGAGGGGCTACTTTGGAGCGCATCAAACCGAACGTCTGTGAAGGCTTCGTGTGTTTGCGCACAATGACCTCAGAAGGCACGATGGTGTCGATTGGGCGCGTGGATAGCCCCTACGCCCTCACACTCCCCGAGACGGATTTCGAGGCAGCGCGCTGCCATTTCCTGTCTTGTGCGAGCTCCTACGGCCAAGCTCACGCCACGGTCGCATTGGAGCTGGAGAAGCGCATCGTGCAGTTGCGCGGAAAGGCAGGGCTGTTGGCTGAGTTCTTTAAAGCCAACCCAGGGCCCTTGCCAATTTTGTCCATTGGGACCGCCCTTGTTGGGGAAAGGAGATACACGTTCAACCTGGATGGGATACCAGAGAAACCTATGAGCGTGGCCTTCATGAACCCAATTGTAGTGGGAGGAGCTTATGTTCCACTAGGCGGTCTACCAGCCCAGATCCAAGCAGCAGAGGGACGCGTCAAGAAGTTCACCGGCAACAGAGTGGACCAGATGCCTGTTCAATACGTTTCCCTCGCCATCGAGTTTTGTAAGCATGTGTTCCCAGAGGCTAACATTCTCGACCCCTGCACTATCGAAGAGGTTCTTCGGCGGCAACCAGCGCCCAGCCAGCAGAATAGAAACGCGGCTGCCATGACGGGAAAACCTGACCCGCTTAAGCTCCAAGTCTTCAATAAGAGAGAGACTTACGGGAAACCCACCGATACGAGGATCATCAGTCCTGCACCAGCAATGGCCATGCTTGAGGAGAGCCAGTTCATGTATCCCCTCGCAGACCATTTCGCGCAATATACCGATTGCGGATTGCCCGGAATTGCTGGGGGCAGAAGTTGTCCCTGGTATGCTTTTGGCATGAAACCTATGGAAGTACACGAGGCCGTTGCCTCGGTTGCCATTAGTGCCAAAGTAGGCATCTTGGATACGGACGCGAACCGCTTCGATGGCAACGTCAAGCTGGCCCTTCGCGAGTTCGACCAAATGCTGCTCGCCAGAGCATACGCCAGACGCCACCATAGCCGCATGTTCAAAGTGCGCCGCAAGACCTTCGGATATATAGCCCAGACCCCAGACGGATTCGAGTATTATACCGACGCTACACAGTTGTCGGGTTTCCCAGATACCGCTGCGCTGAACTCTGCGCGCAGTGCGTTCTTCTCGTATGCCGCTTTGCGCCTGCAGGGGTTGACACCCCAAGAGGCGTGGGTTGGGCTTGGCCTATATGGTGGGGACGATGGTTTCACCGCTGACCTAGATGCGGAAATATTCCAGAGGGTGGCCCGTGACTTCGGCATGAGCATGGAATGCGTGCTCATTCGCCGAGGAGAGATGGGTGTGAACTTCCTTGGGCGTTATTACGGCCCAGAAGTGTTCACTGGTGACACCAACAGCATGATTGACTTCGGAAGGATGATCGTCAAGCTGCACCTCACTACAGACCAGAATGCGGTTCTCCACTACAAAAGGTGGGAAAAGCTCGCGGAGAAGCTTACTAGCTTGCACTGCACTGATGCGGAGACGCCAGTGATAAGTGATCTCCTTGCTGCAGCTAAGCGCACCGGTCGCTGGAATTGCCCAACAGCTGTTGGCGCGTATGTCATCAATACCCGTGCCCCATGGATGGACCTGGTGATCGACAACGCGTGCGACAAGCTAAGCCTTGATCGAGTTGGTCTTACGGCATGGCTCGGCCTCGTCAATACAGTGACCCAGTTGCTTGAGTGCCCTGGGTTTGGCGAAGCTGAGATCGTGCCGCCTAAGACGGCCGTCATCATGAATGGGGAAGTCGTTCTACCTGTTGGCGCAGAGTTGACTGACGACGACATCTTCAAGCTTGGGCGTAGTACACACGTGCAAGCGCATGAGAGCAAAGCTACCGCAAAAGCTGATGCTCAGGCTGCCAAGGAATTCATGAGCAAGGACGCAGCTAATGAGTTCAAGAAGTACCAGTCCATCGTTGAGAAGGGCAAGGAAGAAGCGGACGCCTGCCCACACCCACCAAGGGTGAAACCATCGGGCGAGCCCTTCATTTGTCCGTGTCAGTGGGCTGCACCTGGGCGGAAGAAGGAGGAGAGTGACGCTGATTATGCCACACGCCGCCAGGCGTGGGAATCCAGCCGCGCACATGCGGCTAGGAAGGCTAAGATCACCCTCTAACTGAGCCCTTTGGGCAAGGCAATGGACAGCCTAAACATCTACCGGACCAACCGGTTACAAAAGGATGCTGACTAAACCACCAGGGTGAGCAGGGGGGTCGTGCCCCCAACGACCACAAATCGTCACTACCCAGTGGGGTCAGCATTAGGCAGCGGAAAGCCTCAACATCTCCCAGATAAACTGGGTAAACAAATAGTGGGTGCCAAGCATGCTGTAGTCATCCACTGTTCTTGCCGGTCGCACCGGAATTCCGAAATTTAGAATTTTCATTCTGAAACGATGAACAACAACAACAACAGCAATGCTGCTCCACCTTCTCGCCGCTCTCGCAAGCGTGGTAGGGGTAGCACTCCTCCTGGTGGTCAAGCTCCTTCAAAGAAGCCCAAGACACAAAGCCAGCAGCGCCGGCAGCGACGCCGCAGGAATCAGCGAAATGGACGAGCCATGGCTGATCGCGCTGACCGAGGCAGAGACTTCCTTGCAGGCCGAGGGCCCACGAACAATTTCAGTGGGTACGGAAACAAGTCGTCGATGCCCATTTGTGAGAGAGAGTACATTGCGGAGATCACGCCTACTGCTGAGCCCGCATTCTCTCTGCAGCAGTTCCCGGTCAACCCAGGACAAGCTGCTGCTTTCCCGTGGCTCGCTCGAATCGCTCAGAACTTTGAGAAGTATGAGTTCGAGTTCCTCCGCTTCATCTACAAGAGGGAAGTGAGTGAGTTCGCAACCAACGGAGTGACAGGCAAGGTCATCATGTCGTTTGATACGGATGCGTCTGATCCGGCGCCCATCAACAAGCAGCAAATGTTGGACACAGATCCACATGCTGACGGCATGCCATGTGAGAGCTTCTTCATGGATATCCCGCAGGAGATCCTCCAGAAGTTCAATGACGCCCACTTCGTCCGACCCGGCGTTCTCCCAGCCAACACGGACCTTAAGACCTATGACATTGGCACTTTGAATGTGGCCTGTCAAGGCACAGCCGCCAACACAACTGTCGGTGAGCTGCATGTCGAGTACGCGCTGCGCTTGCGCGTGCCCGTCATGGAAAACACGGCGTATGGCTCAGGCACATTGAGCGGCGCCACTGGGACCTCGGCCTCGATCATTGCGACGAGTCCGTCGGCCGCAGGCAACATCCAGCTGTCTTCCGCACTGGACGTTGTCACCGCCACACCCTTGCAGGTTGGCGCTGAGTACAATGTGAGCCTCGGCTGTAGTGCCGCAGCGAACTCCACTGTTACCTTTGCCGCCGTATCTGGGTGCACTCTCAAGAATCAATTGATTGTTGCAAGTGGAGCTACCAATAGCTCTGCCACATTCACAGCCACAGCGACCACCGCGACGTTCAGTGTTACCACGAACGGCAACGTGACGAACCCGCTACTCGTGATGGCCCAGATTGCGCCCCAGCCCAACGCTGACTAAGCGTTGGGGTTCGCAGCGAAGCTCTGAGTCCGCTGCCTAAACAAATCAGACCACGCCTACCATAAAAATTTTCTGTATTTACTATTAAGACCCCGTAAGGGGCATGCCAAAAC